GCTTTACTTTCTCCAAAGGCTGCAAAAGCAGCAGAACTATTCGAACCGAAAAGTAAAGAAGAATGGTTAGAAGATGAATTAAAAAAATACTAAAAAACAAGTAATATGAGTCAATTTGAACAACCTCAACAACAAGTAAACATAGCAGCTACACTTCCTATAGTATGTGAAGATTGTGGTAATGAGACCTTTAAAGAAGTAATGTATATGCGTAAAGAATCTCGTTTAGCCTCCGGCCTACCAATGGATAGAATGGTACCTATTCAATTGGTTGCCTGTGATAAATGCGGTACCTTCCTTGAAGACTTCATCCCAGCACCGTTAAAACAGTTCTATGGTAAATCTACTAATCAAAATATTTAATAAACATAAAATGAAATCACAAGAACTACAAACTGAAAATGAGCAACTAAAAGCTCAAGTATTAGGCCTATCAGAAACCCTTAAAGCATCTGATAATAAAATTAAATTTTTAGAATCTGAAATTCAAAACATATTTCTTAAATATCAAGATGTTTTGGCTGAGCTGAATCAACTCAATATATTGAGGACAACATCTAATAAAAATCAAAACGATTCAAGAAACTATTAATGAATATATTTGACCATATTAAAAATATCACTACTAATAAGGGACCATACTTAGGCGATGAAGGTTGGAATAACTGGATGGTTAATCGTTATCTTAGTATGGACCCTGATTATTGTGAGGTAGTTAACTATGTTCAAAAGAATACTTGGCAGATGAAAGGAGTATACTTATACAATCTGTATAAGGATCTTATTCCAAAACAATACAAGTATCTTAAATATATTAAAGCTAAGAATAAAAAGGAATATAAAGTAGAACAAATAGAAGCAGTTGCTACTTACTTTGAAATTAGTAAAAAGGAAGCTAAAGAATATATTGATATGCTACCTAAAGACGAATTAGAAAATATTATAAACCAAATCACAGGGTAATGGGATACATCTCAGATTCAAAATCATATAGAGAATATCTAGTTGAAATGGAAAAACAACAAGAAGACACATTTCAACCTGATTCAATAGTAACATCAGTTATAGGTCAATTTCTTAGCCGTTCTAAGAAAGGTAAAGCAAAATACGGTGTTGATTTAGATCGTACTGATCTAACACTACTAGAGTGGATTGAACATGCTAAACAAGAGCATATGGATGCTATCTTGTATTTAGAAAAAATTAAACAAGAATATATAGCAAGTGGCAGCCAAGAAAAAGTTATCTGAGATAGAGCTTAAAATAAAAAACTATCAGAAACCTGAGATTAACCACGCATTCCAAAGAAGCGTGTCTTATTCTCAGTTTTCTATGTGGGCATCATGTCCTCACAAGTGGTATCTTACTTATGTAGAGAACAAACAACCATATCAGGCTAGCATACATACTGTATTCGGAACGGCATTCCATGAAACAATACAAGACTACATTACAATAATGTATAATGAGAGTGGAGCGGCAGCTGATAGAATGGATTTAATAGCTCTATTCCAAACTAAATTTGCAGAGGTATATTCTAAAGAATATAAGGCAGCAGGTGCACATTTCACTAATGCTGAGGAGATGGGTGAGTTCTTCGAGGATGCTGTTGCTATATTAACGTTTATTAAGAAAAACCGTAATAAACTATTTACAATACGCAAAATGCGTTTGCTTGGAATAGAATTACCACTGTTACTAAAAGTACAGAATAATTTATTCTACAAAGCATTCATTGATTTTGCATTGTATGATGAAGATTTAGATAAAATTTACATATATGACATCAAAACATCAACCAGAGGCTGGTCAGATAATGACAAAAGAGATGATGCTAAAATCTCTCAAGTATTGCTATACAAGCAGTACTTTGCGCAGCAATTTAATGTCGATGTGGAAAAAATCGAAGTTGAATTCTTCATCGTTAAACGTAAAATCTGGGAACAATCCGAATATGCTATCCCAAGAACACAACACTTCAAACCAACAAGCGGGAAAAATAAACGCAAACAAGCAATAGATAGTTTTCAATCTTTTATCAACGATTGTTTTGATGATGTTGGTAAGCCCAAAATAAAGTCGTATCTTAAAAATGTAGGTGAGAAATCATGTAAGTGGTGTCCCTACAACGATAAACAAGAACTTTGTAATAAAGTTGCGTCTTCCACATAATCGTATATATTTATATCAAAATATAATATTATGGGAAACAAAATGCAATTAACAAGCGTGAAAGTTCCTGAAGATTTATTTGAGCAATTTAAAATTGCCTGTGTTAAGTACAAATTCAGCGTACAAAAATTAACAGAACGCTCAATGTACTTATACCTAACAAATGAAGAATTCAGAAAATCAATTCACAACCAATTAGACACACAATTTACAGGAAGTATTTAAATTAGTTACATGAAAGAAGGTTATATTCCGCAAGAAAAACGTAAAAAAATTTTATTGCTATGTGATGATATTCGTATGACAAGTGGTATTTCCACTATGGCACGTGAAATCGTCATTGGTACTGCTCACCACTACAATTGGATAAATGTAGGTGGAGCTATTAGTCATCCTGATAAAGGTAAACGCTTTGACCTCAGTGAAGATACCAACAACAATGCTGGTATTACTGACTCAAGTGTATTTCTATATCCAACAGACGGATATGGATCACCAGAATTAATTAGGCAGCTTATCCAAATTGAAAAACCAGATGCATTGATGATGTTTACAGATCCAAGATATTGGATTTGGTTGTTTCAAATTGAACATGAGATTAGAAAGCAAATGCCTATTATCTATCTTAATATTTGGGACGATTTGCCTTATCCAATGTACAATAAGTCGTTCTATGAGTCTTGTGATTGCTTAATGGCAATTTCAAAACAAACAGAAAATATTAATCATTGCGTGTTAGGACCTGAAGTGGCAGCTGAAAAAGTAATTAAGTATGTTCCACACGGTATTAATGAGAAGTTATTCTTCCCTATCAAACCAGAACATCCTGAGTATTTAGCTCTACAGGAATATAAGAAGGCACTTTACGGTGGTAAGCAATATGATTTTAATTTGCTCTATAATGCTAGAAATATTCGTCGTAAATCACTTCCTGACTTAATGTTAGCTTGGAAGATATTCATTGATCAATTATCAGTAGAAGATGCTAAAAAGTGTGTATTTACAATGCATACTCAACCAATAGATGAAAATGGAACTGACATTCCAGCTGTAAAAGATATGTTGTTTGGAAGAAATCCTCAATATAACATTGCAATATCATCAGGTAAAAGTCCATCTAACGTAATGAATTTACTTTATAATACAGCAGATGCGGTAGCGTTAGTAAGTTCAAATGAAGGATGGGGATTATCACTTACTGAAGGTATGATTTGTGGAAAACCAATCATTGCTACAGTAACAGGCGGTATGCAAGACCAAATGCGTTTTGAAGATGAAAACGGTGAGTGGATTAAATTCACTGAAGAGTTCGGATCAAACCATAGAGGCAAATATAAAGGTCATGGTGATTGGGCTTTCCCAGTATTTCCTTCAAATCGTAGCTTAGTTGGATCAGTACCAACACCTTATATCTTTGATGATAGAGCTGAACCACATGATATAGCTGAGCAAATTATGAAAGTATATAAATTAAAGATGGAACGTCCTGATTTATATGAAATGATTTGCCAACATGCTCACGAGTGGGTTCATTCAGATGAATCAATGATGACAGCTGCTAATATGTGTAAAAATGCTATTGAAGCAATTGATACAACATTTAGTAAGTGGCAACCTAGATATGCATTTGAATTGATGAAAGTAGAACCACTTGAACAACCTAAACATTTTGTAAAACACGTTATAGCACAATAATATGAAACCACTAGTTTTTATAAGCTGCCCAATTGATACATTTTCTGGTTATGGCGCTAGATCAAGAGATATTGCTTTAGCAATTATCAAATCAGACAAATACAACGTTAAAATACTTCCTCAACGTTGGGGAGCTACACCGTTTGGATTCCTACAACAAAACAACCCAGACCATAAGTTAATGATGGATTGTATATGGCAACAACCACAACTTCCAAAACAACCAGATTGCTGGATTCAAATTACTGTACCAAATGAGTTTCAAGCTGTAGGTAAATTTAATATTGGTATTACTGCTGGTATTGAAACTACAATATGTGCTCCTCAGTGGATTGATGGTATTAACAGAATGGACTTAACATTAGTATCATCTGAACATGCTAAAAAGGTATTTCAAGGAAGCACATTTGAAGAAAAAAATAACCAAACCAGTCAAGTAATTAGAAAAATTACACTTGAAAAACCAATAGAAGTATTATTTGAAGGTGTAAATACAGACATTTATAAGAAATTAGATAATGTTGAAGGT